AAAAAGCCACTCCCAGCGGCTGGTGACTGCGTTCTTGGCGAACTCCAGCACGTTACGATCATCAAGCTTGATCTCACGGTAACGGCGGATGGTATCCATCAGACCGGGGAGAACCTCGGCTGCGTGACGGATTGCATCCTCAACCTCGACAACACGCTGGTAAGTGTGCCGAACCTTGGTCACCTGACCATCACCGGCCACGATACCGTTCGAGCAAATGAACCGGAACGCACCGGTGAACAGCTTCAAAGAGCTGAGACCGTTACGGCTGTTGTACAGGATGATCTCGGGACGAAGACCGTCGGCGAAACCATCAATCTCCATACCGGGCTTCGAGAACGCCAGCAGGTGTTCTGCAAACGGAATGTCAGCAAGCTTGCGCGGCTTTTTCTGCGCCGCCTGTGTGACGTGGTACCCATAGTCGGCCATGATCTCGATGGCGTCCTTGGTATCAACCTCACCATAGATATTGGAGAGACCTGCGTCGTGTCCGTCTGCCAGTGCGGCAGGGGCACGTTGAGCAATCTGCTCCATGCTGAGAGGGCTGTTGTCGTGGTTACGGCTGTAGATCAGGTCGGTACGCATTGCGTTTCTCCTACGCTGTGTGAATGTTCGAGCGTAGTTTGCCTGACGGTTTTAGCTCATGTCAACAAAAGTACACTAACAAAGTGCAACTAATTTACGTTTATGAATATGATCAATAACTTACAGACACAAAAAAGGCGGCACGAAGCCGCCTCTCGGTAGTTCATGACCCTTAGTACGGGTCAGTCACCGTACACTAGTGCCTCCCAAGACACCGGGTACAACGGCTCGATGACATCACCGATCATATGTGCCACCTCGGCAGTCTCAGCCTGAGCATGAGGGTCGAGCGCCCGCTGGATAAATACGTTAGCGAACGCGTACAGCGAACCGGTCCAGTACCACTCGGTCATCATCGACTGCGGCAGGATCATCCGTGCCTGTTCTGGGCACACACCCGCCTTCAGCATCGATGAGTACAGGTGACCAATGTTGTAGTAGTACGCATCAAGTGTCTCAGCCAGCGAGGGATGCTCGATCTCGATCTCGGTTCCGGCGTCCTCTTCCGGGATTGATACGCCATCACCGTAGAAATTGTTGAGGTCCACCAGCTCGTCACTGCTGCCCTGCTTCACGGACTCTGCCCGCTTGCGCCAGCCGAACGGGGTGAAGATCTCCGGTTCGCTATCGACGTACCGACGACTGATCTCGTTCCAGACCAGACCTACCTGATGTTTGACCAGTTGCCGTGCGACAAACACCGGTGCCTTAACGTGGACCGTGATCGAGGTATGACCGAACGGGGTCCAGTGGGTCGGCATGTGCTTAATATGCATAGCGATCTGCTGAACGTCGCTGAGTGCGGACTGCCCCTGCAGGTTAGCCAGCATATCGTCCCATTCCGATCTCATGCACCCACGAGCAAGGAACCGGATCAATCCCTTGTCCCGCTCGGTCAGCTCATCACTTACCTTGCCGAACGACACACGGGCTGCGTTCACGACCGATAGGTCGCTGCCCATGTGATCGACGTACGTTACTTCACTATCGCTCATAAGTTTCTCCAGTTGCCTTGGTGGCAGCTTCACTAAGCACAGTCATTGCGGTTCTAGGATTTCCTTGTTCTATCAAATCCTTCGCTAAGATGATTGCATCAAACATCTCAGGCGCAGCGACGATTAGACGGGCGTTATGTTCATTGCCAAACCCTCCAACTGACGCATAACCTCTTTTCCAATAAACGAACCATTCTTCTGTAAGTTCATCATATTCGATTTTCCACGGCCCCGGTGTGTGATTACTCATTCCTGTACTCCAGTTTAAAAATTACTGGTTATGCGGTGTTTAACTACGCATTTCACGCTTCTTTTAAACCAGCGAACCGCTTGTTGACCCCAGATGCAGCCAAACGCACGGTCGGGCGCACATAGATCGACAAAACATCACGCGACTGGTGACCGGTCACCGACCGAAGCTCGTCCTCGGTACAGCCAGCCTCGGCCATCTCTGTGGCACCCGTACGCCGCAAGTCTCTTAGCTGCAGATCATTCGGCAGACCAGCAGCCGTACGCACACGAGCCACCCATTTATTGTACAGACGGCGGTCGTACGGGCGACCGGTATGCTCCCCGACCACGATGTAATCACTGTCATTGGGGTGGTCCTGCAGACGGTCCAGTAGACGTTGTGAGGCAGGGATCTCGACCAGAGTGCCGGTCTTCTGTTGATGGAACCGGAACACACCGTTGTTGAGGTCAGTCCACTTGAGCTGGCGCATATCCGATGGCCGCTGACATAGGTCGTAACACAGTAGCGCCAGCGTACCGACAGACGACAGACCCATCACGTCCGCCTTGTCGATGAATGCCTGAACCTGTTCCGGCTCCCACAGTACGACACGACTGTCGAGTCCCGATACGCCCATGCGCTCGAATGGGTTGGTTGTTACCTTTCCGTGCCGCTTTCCGACGTACCAGATCTTACGCAGCACTTTCAAAACATGGACCGCTCGATGGTCCGAAAACTCTTCCCGCAGTTGTGTGTACATCCGGTCAGCATGGGTCGGGGTGACCCGCTTGTATAGCATCTCACCAAACGGCGTTCCGGCTTGTCCCAGCCGAAGCTCGGATGCGGTACGGATCATCAAGTCATAGAACTTGGCGCTGTTGATGGTCAGCTTTTTCCACTCATGCGTGGTCTTGTAGTAAGAAACCAACCCATCAACGCTGTCCTCAGCAACACGCTTAATGCCCTCACGGCGGGCTTTGTAATGTTCATACTGAAGGCAGATTTTCTCCGAGTACGACTTCGCTTCCTCCAGACTGTCGAACCGACGGTAGCCGATATCGAGTGCCTCACGGAGGTATTTCTTGGGGTTAAAGACATAGTAGGTACGACCGCTAGTGTTCTTACGGGTCTCGACAAACTTTGCCATCTGTCAGTCCTCTTGCTGTTGTTCGTGTGAGGACTGTACGCGATACCCATAACAAACGTCAACACTAACTACATCAGCAAGGGGGGTTGTCAGGTACGCAATTGTGGTTTAAACTCTACGGTTAACGAACCGTTGGAAGTTTATTTATAATATTAATATTAATAATAAACGGTTATATAACGGTTGATATATACCGTTAGATATCTTCCGTAAGACAATACGATTGATAATAGAAAAATGGCCCCCGGAATTATCCGAAGGCCATCATCGTTATGGTTTAACGTCGAATTCTACCTCGACTACATCATCGTAGTCGTCAATCGGTATGTCATCGATAGGTAAGGCGACAGCCTTGTCCCGTACAAAACCAACCCGTTGCTGCTCGTTGGTTTCCCGGCTTACTTGTGCCGCATCAATCAGAGCTTCGGCCATCTCTTTGGCATTAGCACTGGTCAGAACTACCGTGATTTTTTCTGCCTCCATTGGTCTCCTTACTCCTATCTGATTCAGAACGAGTCAGTTGGTACCAATGATAGCGTCTCGATACAATCAGAATCGTGCTTTGCTGCGGTCTTGTTTGGGTACACTTGTTGATGTATCCTGTTGGGGCAACACACTGGAGGTATCACATGAGTGAAGTAGAGCAGCGGGTGTACTTGTCCGCAACATCAGACGGAAATCTCGACATGAGCATTCCAGAGGGCGGAACTGACCGTCCGCTTGAGCCAGTAGAGCTTCTGCTGCTTGGCGTTTTTATCCGTGCATCGAATGACGAGGAGTGGGCCAAGGAAATGTTCAACTGGGTCGTGGACAACTACGAAGAGTATTTTAAGCAGGGCGACAGCGAGGCGGCTGAGTAATGTGGTTCACGGTCTCGGTATGCCTGTACGGTCTTGGGGCAATCTGGATTTTGCTGACTGCCGTTGAAGAGAAGGGCCGCACAGCACCGATTGCCATCCTCTCCTTACTGTGGCCGCTGTACGCTATCATCATGATCTTGATGCAGTTCGTCTCGTTTCCAATGTTTGAGAATGACGACGACGAAGATAGCGACACTAAGGACGACACCAAGTAAGGAATCACTGCCCTTGTGGCCATGAGCGTGGCTGTGGGACGGTCAAAAACGGCCATTCCACGCCACGCTTTTTTCATTTGTGTAATGAAAACAATAGGTTGGTAGGCCCGGAGGGACTCGAACCCCCACCCAAAGCGTTATCTTCATTTTCAATGATTTCAATGACTTATTTTGCATTTGCGTGGCTATGGACATAACTGTTAGCATCCTGACCGACATTAGCAGGAGTAATGGTTATGCCTACCTACAAAGAGCAAGTCGAAGTCCTTAGTGATATCCGTCTTCGCAGTGACGAGCATAAAAGATTGGATTGCCCGTTCTGCGGCGGGCGTAAGACCTTGAGTGTCAGTAACGTGGATGGTGCCTTGCTTTGGCACTGTTACAAAGCGTCCTGTTCTGCCCGTGGGGTTAAACGTCATGGCCGCAGTACCGACCAAATCCGCAGTCGCCTGAACCGAATCGAACGTACCAAAAATCGTACGACTATTCCGTTACCTTCCCCACTGTCGGACCCGAGTAATCATCCTCGCGTTGTAGAGTACCTTAAGAACAACGGCTGTCTTGCAGCGTATGAAAACGGATGGATCGACATCAAGTACGCCCCGGCTGATGACCGGGTTTTGTTCTTCACAAATGAGGGTGCAGGTGCTATTGGCCGGTCACTTAATGGTGCCGTACCCAAGTGGAAGGCGTACGGCGACACCAGCGGCTTGCTGACCGTTGGTGAAGGGCATACTCTGGTCTTAGTAGAGGACGCAGCTAGTGCCTGTTCGGTGGCCCGAGTAGACGGGTACATTGGGGGCGCTCTACTGGGAACCAACCTGTCACCTGAACAGCGCCGAGCATTGCGACGGTATGGGTCCGTAACAATATCCCTTGACAAGGACGCTAGTAAAAAGTCATTAAAGATGCACTCTGCAATACAGGGGCTAGTGCCAACAAGGGTGCGCCTACTGTCTGAAGACGCGAAAAATCTGACTACGGATCAAATACGGAGAACTCTCACATGAAAGCCCGTGCCATCGTCCTCATCGACTATACCTTCGAGGGCGGCTTTATCGAAGCTGCCGAGGAGCAGCGTAAGCTAGAGGACGCAATCAAGGGACTGACGGCGGGCAACCCCCGCGTGGTAGCCACACAAGTCGATATCAGGGAACGTCGCGGCGACAACCCGCCGGACATCAAAAGGCTCAAGCTCAGGACCAGTTAAGCATTTAATTTCAACAACTTACAAAGATCGTGGCCCTCAGCGTTTGCTGGGGGCTTTTTTTATGCGTTAGCTGGTGTTATCTTCTTCACCTCAAGTAAGAGCAGCAAGAGTACACTAGCTATGGACGCACAAATCATTAAGTCATTGCTTTCCAACGATTTTTATAAAGAAAACGAAAAGCGACTAGGCGAGCATCTATTTGGCGACGAGTACAAAGACCTCTATCGAGTCGTATCCAAAGCACACAAGCAGTTCGGCCACGACCTGTCTTCCGATGAGCTGATGATGCTGTGGAAGCGGGACAACCCCGTTGCTACCCGTGCCGACACACAGATCATGGAAGACATTATCGAGGACATCGATAACTCGACTGCGCCCTCTCCGGCAGTAGCATCCGATCTGATTAGTCACCTGTGGCGTCGAGAGATAGGCCGTCAGATTGCCAACCTCGGTCTGGAGATCAGTGAGGGCAACGATGATGCCATGAGCCGCATTCAGAAGATTGTCGAGAATAATGCGGATTCATACCTGCCCGATGACTTCGGGGAACCGACCACGACGGATCTGGAAGAGCTTTTGGCTATTACCGGCGATGAGGCACGGTGGGAATTCAACATTCCAACCCTATCCCGTCACGTCTACGGAATTGGTCCTGCTGAGTTTGGCATTGTGTTCGCAACACCTGAGACCGGTAAAACTGCGTTTCTGGTTTCATTGATGGCCGGACCCGGTGGTTTCGCCGATCAAGGGGCCAAGGTGGTTTACCTCGGTAATGAGGAAGCCACCCGTAGAACAATGCTTCGGGCCTATCAGGCATGGACCGGTCGTAGCCGGGAAGAGATTGCACTCGACCCTCGACCTGCCGTGGAGGCATTCCGTGAGATCGAGCCGAACCTGATCATGCAGGATATTCAGGAATGGGATCTTGGCACCATCGAGGCGTACATCATGAAGCAGAACGCCGATGTGGTGATTATCGATCAGGCGGATAAAGTCCAGATCGATGGCCAGTACAATGCTGGTCACGAGCGTTTACGGGCGCTCTACAATCGGCTCCGTGAGCTGGCTAAAAAATGCGAGTGCGGGATCATTGGTGTGTCACAGGCGTCTGCGGATGCCGATGGCAAGTCCCGGCTAACTTACACAATGATGGAAGGATCGAAGATCGGTAAGGCTGCTGAGGCCGACCTGATCATTGGTATCGGTCGTCTGGACTCCGGTGAAGTCGAGAATTCGGAGCCGGATCACACTCGCTACCTGACCGTCAGCAAGAATAAGCTATCCGGCTGGCACGGCACAGTGATCTGCAACATCGAGCCTGAAATCAGCCGCTACGTCGTTTGAGGCGCATCATGAAAGTATTGGTTGCCGACTTGGAAACCACGGTCAACATGACCGGGGAGCGGAAGGATAATTCACCCTTCCACCCGAAGAACAAACTGGTCTCCTCTCATTGGAAGTTTCTGGATGATGCGGATGTACAGAGTCGGGTTTTTCATCATGTAGAACGGGATAGTCCTGACAGTGCGGAAGACTTCCGGGTAGCACTAGAAACTGCCGATGTTCTTGTATGCCACAACGCCAAGTTCGACGTTCAGTGGCTGAAAGAAATTGGTTTCCCGCTACCCAAGCGGATCTACTGCACGATGATAGGCGAGTACATATTCAGCCGCGCTCAGGGACATCCATTGTCCCTTAAAGATACGGCGGAACGTAGGGACGTGACCCGTAAGCGGTCGGACGTGACTGAAGACTACTTCAAGCAGGGCATCGGCTTTGAGGAAATGCCGCTCGATATCATGCTGGAGTACGCAGAGGCCGACGTTCAGTCCTGCGCTGAAATATATGAGGCCCAACAGGAGGATCTAGAAAAACCCTCCAACAGCGGTCTGCGTCCGGTATTTGACCTGATGAATGAGATGCTTGAGTTCCTCGTTGAGATCGAGAGCAACGGTATCCGTATTGACCTCGACGCCCTGTCCGAAGTTGAGGAAGAGTTCGTCCGTGAGAAAGCTGAGATTGAGCATCGGCTGGATCGTATTGTGACCGAGATCATGGGGGATCGTCCGATCAACCTGAACTCAGGCGCTGATATGAGCATGGTGGTGTACAGCCGGGAGGTTAAAGATAAGCCTAAGTGGAAAGAAATCTTTAACATCGGGACCACGCCCTCGGGAAAACCTCTGCCACCCCCTCGGATGTCCGCCAGCGCCTTCGGCATGGAAGTGCGTAAGAATACCGACGTGGTTAAGCGCCAGATTGCCCATCAGTGCAGCAATTGTGAGGGTAAGGGAAAAGTAAGGAAGCTTAAAAAGGACGGGACACCGTACAAACGGGAGAATAAGTGCCCGGAGTGTGGTGGTCTGGGAGCAGTGTATGAGGATACGGGTAAGGTAGCTGGTCTGAAGCTGGTTCCTAAGTCGCCCATGTACTGTTCGGTCCACGGCTTTAAGACCGATAAGGTTACGATCAAGAAGCTGATTGCTCAGGCAGAGACCAAGGGTAATGATACGGCTGTTGAGTTTCTGACTGGGATATCCCGGCTGAATGCTATCAACACTTACCTGTCGTCCTTCGTGCATGGCATCCAGACATGGACACGCCCGGACGGCTTCCTTCACGCGAATTTCAACCAGACCACAACCCGTACCGGACGGTTGTCATCTAGCAACCCGAACTTCCAGAACCAGCCGAAGGGCGGGAAATTTCCTGTGCGTCGAGCGGTGGTCAGCCGGTTTGAAGGCGGACAGATCATGGAAGCCGATTTCAGTGGCCTTGAGTTCCGTGTTGCTGGGGAGCTATCCCGTGATGGGCAGATCATTGCCGATATCATGGGCGGCAAGGACGTACACAAACAGACCGCCAGCATCATCCAACAGAAGCCAGTATCCGAGATCAGCAAGGATGAGCGACAGGCCGCTAAAGCGTACACATTCGCTCCTCTGTACGGCGGCATGGGGGCCAATGAACCGCCGCACGTCCAGCGGTACTTTCAGGAATACTTCGGGATCTACGAGGGGCTGGCCAAGTGGCACCGTAAGCTAATGGACGGTGTTCTGGAACATGGCATTGTTCGAATACCGTCAGGACGCGAGTTTGCCTTCCCGAATTCGCAGCGGTTGCGTTCAGGCCGAATTACCAACGCAACCAACGTTGTTAACTACCCAGTACAGTCATTTGCTACTGCCGATATTGTGCCCCTAGCGTGTATCCGTGCGCTGCGGCGTTGGGGAGATCTTCGGTCAAGGCTGATACTGACCGTCCATGATTCAATTGTTGTTGATGTACACCCGGAGGAAATCGATGACGTAAAAAAAGTACTTAAAGACGCTATGTTAGGCGTCAAAGATGATTTGAAAACACGGTTTAATTACGAGCCAGTGCTGCCGCTCGACATTGAGATCGAGATGGGGCCAGACTGGATGTCGATGTCCGAGATCGACATTGACTAGGTACATTTGTAGGGGCTATCATAGAGCCTCCAACAAAGGAGAGTAAGCAATGAACGAACTTGCTACTATTGATGCAAACGAGCAGCGTAAGCTGAATGCCATTCTTGGCGCGTCCGCCGATACCGGCGGCGACAACGACCGCCTTCCGATGCTGAAGGTGAACACTAAGCGTAAGAACGCTGACGGCAAGAAAATCCCTGAGGGGGAGTTTGTCGTTCAGGGTGCTGGTGAAGAGGAGGTGTATGCCGAAGAGGTATGGATTCGTCCTTTGAGCCAGACCTTCCAGTGGCTGCACTTTGATAGTGAAGAGCAGAAGCTGGCCTGTAAGACAATCATCGTACCGAACTTCCGTACGGAACCACTGGACTCCAAGGGCGGTGTTCGCTGCGGTAAGCCTCAGTCGAAGGTGCTTCGGCAGATGGAACCTGCAGAACAAAAGCAGTACACCGACATCAAGTGCTACCGTCAGGTACGTTGCCTTGTGTCGTATGAAGGTAAAACCGCCACCGGCAAGAAGGCGTCGGTTGAGAACCAGCCCGCTATCCTGATGCTGAAGGGTTCTAACTTCGGTCCTTTCGAGGACGANGTTGTGAAGCGTCTTCCGCAGGGCCGGAACCTGTACGATTTTTGGGTAAAGGTGACCACNGAAGAGCATGANAACGGCAGTGTCGTTTACTGGGTCATGCNCTTTGAACCGGACCTCGGNAATCCTGTGCCGCTCGATCAGCCGACGATGGATACGATGTATCATATCGCGGACATGATTAAGAATGAGAATGACAACATTCTCTCTCAGCACAAGGAAGCTTTGTCTGAGAAGAGTGCCGATGATGCGGCTCTCGATGCCATCGACGTTTCCCTTGAGGAAGATTTCGAGGACTAAAAGGTGGGGGCATTAGCCCCCGCCCCTTTAGGGGGATGTATGAGTATCAATATGATCGAGGCGGAAATCCGGCACACGCTCGATAAGCTGAGTAACAACGAGGCTGTCGAGATTGATGAGCAGTGGATTGATGACGCCGCCGAGCAGTTTAAAGAGGCGATGAAAAAGCAGTTCCTCCAACAGGAGGACCAAGGCGGTTTTCGTCTGCGTATGAGCAACATCGGTCGCCCTTTGTGCCAGCTTCAGATGGAGAAGTCCGGCGCACCAAAAGCTCGTCGTCCTTACAACCACATTATTCGTATGGCCATCGGTGATGCCACCGAGTGCATCATGGAGATCGTACTCCGAGCTGCTGGCCTGAACGTCACCGGTGGAAAGTCGAAGGTGGAGCTGCCGATTGGCCCTGCCAAGATTAAGGGCGAGGACGATATCGAGATCGACCACCGGGTCTGGGATACAAAGTCCGCCAGTCCATGGGCGTTTACCAATAAGTGGGCTGACGGCACCGAGGGTCTGCGGAAGTCGGATGATTTTGGTTACCTTGCCCAGCTTACTGGGTACAGCCGTGGACAGGGTAAAGATCCCGGTGGCTGGTTCGTGGTGAACAAGTCCACGGGTGAGGTTGCAGCAGTACAGTCTGACCTGACGGATGAGGAGATGAACAAGATCCTCTCCGATGTAGAACAGAAAGTAGTAGCGCTGGAGAATGACGAGCCGTTCCAGCGGTGTTTTGAGGCTGAGGAAGAGACTTACTACCGTAAGCCAACCGGCTCTATGCGTCTGCCGACGCCATGCACGTTTTGTGACTTCATGAAGACGTGCTGGCCGGATGCTGTTCATAAGCCGCAGACCAACTCAACGGCACAAAAGCCAAAATACTATTGGTACGCGGAGTATGCCGGGGATTAAGCCGCAGTCGGCTAAGGCAAAGGGCAGAAACCTACAGAAAACCGTTGTTAAATGGATTCTGGATCGGTGGACCTCCCTTG